CAAGCGATCTTTTACCTGTCTATACTGAGTCTAGTTGGTGTTATTTTTGGCAGTTATCTGATGTACGACAGTATGCAGAGAAGCATTTTGCCGATGTGGGAAGACTGGCTCGTAATAGGGATGTGCGCCTTAGTTTTCATCCTGGTGGGTTTACCGTTCTTGCTAGCGATAGTCCCGATATCGTGAACAAAAGCATCGAGGAATTTGAGTATCATGTAAACATGGCTCGCTGGATGGGCTACGGCATGCAATTTCAAGATCTTAAGCTCAATGTACACGTTTCAGGTAGGCGGGGTGCGCAAGGCATGCGTGAGATGTGGGGCAGGCTCTCACCCGAAGCCAGGAATATGATTACCTTGGAAAATGACGAGATCTCTCACGGGCTGGATGTTTGTTTGGAGCTTGCTGATCTTGCGCCAACAGTCTTGGACATTCATCATCATTTCGTGAAGACTGGCGAATATATTCAGTCTACTGATCCCAGAATTACCCAGATTGTGGACAGCTGGCGCGGTGTACGTCCAGTTGTTCACTTCAGTGTTACTCGCGAGGATGTGCTGCCAGATCACTGCCCGAATACGCTGCCCTGCCACGCAACTCTGACCGGTCGAGGAATTAACAAACAAAAGCTGCGAGCGCATAGCAATTACATGTGGAACAACGCAGTTAATAACTGGGCCTACACTCATTGGCAGTGGGCTGATTTGATGGTAGAGTCAAAAGCTAAAAATCTGGCAAGTTTTCCGCTGGCAGATATGTATAAAAATTTAGACAGCAAGAATTCAGCATAATTAGCTATATGCTCAATAATCTTAAAAACTGGCTAAAATCATCTACTAAAGCGGTTGAACCTCCTGTTTCAGACACTGCCGTTACAGAATCTGAAGTAAAGGCCGCGCCCGTAAAAAAGCGAAAGCGTTCATCTAATACTGACAAAAAGTCGAAGAAAAACAAAAAATCCAAAACTACTGAACTGTCTGTCAAAGAACAAGCTACCGCGAATGGCGACCCATATATTGCTATTCTAAAAGTAGACATAGATACTCAGGATCCTAGCATGGCAAGCGGTTCCTTCGAAATGGATTGGAATGAAAAATTCGTAGTAAATCTAATCAAAGCTGGCTATAAAATTAGATCAGACGATACTGATCAAGATATTGTAGAACGCTGGTATCAGACTATCTGCCGTAACGTAGCACTTGAATTGTACGAACAACAGCAAGCAGACCCGGAAAATAGAGCATCTGATATGCGAGTAATTAGATCCAAAGATATTGGAAACGGCCGTACTGAAGTAAGCTAAGTTTAGCTTGACACCAATAATAGTTGTGTTATACTATGCTGATAAACACAGTATAGGTAAATTATGCAATACGCATTAATCGATCTCGCAAACACGTTTTTTAGAGCCAGACATATCGCAAGCAAGAACTCTACTGCTTGGGAAAAGGTTGGGATGGCCCTTCATTTGACCATGTCTTCTGTAAATTTCGTAGTTCGAAATTTCAAGATCGATCACGTTGTTTTTTGTCTGGAAGGCCGAAGCTGGCGCAAGGACATTTATACACCGTACAAAGCCCATCGCAAACTTGCGGAGGCTGCAATGACTGAGGAAGAAGCAGAAGAAAACAAACTCTTCTGGGAAACGTATGATGCCTTTGCTGAGTATCTACGTGAACGCACCAATTGCTCGATTCTGCAATATCAGAAGGCTGAGGCAGATGATTTGATTGCCAGATTTATTCATCTTCATCCAGGTGATCATCACTATATTATTTCTAGCGACACTGACTTTGTTCAGTTGATTGCTCCAAATGTGCAACAATATAACGGCATCACCAATCAGTTAATTACCCTTGATGGATATTTTGACGATAAGGGTAAGTCAGTGCTTGATAAGAAAACCAACGAGCACAAAAAACTAAACGATCCTCGATTTATTCTGTTCGAAAAGTGCATGCGCGGGGACAGCGGGGATAATGTATTTTCTGCTTATCCTGGCGTTCGAACAAAGGGAACTAAAAACAAAGTAGGGCTAATTGAAGCCTGGGAAGATCGCGAAAAGCAAGGTTTCAATTGGAACAATCTAATGCTTCAGAAATGGTTAGATCATGAAGGCAAAGAACACAAAGTCAAAGAAGATTACGAACGTAATCGAAAACTGATTGATCTGAGCGCACAACCAGATGATATTAAAAGTGAGATAGATCAATCTATCAGAGATAAACTTAGAGTAGCAATTATACCTCAAGTAGGTATTCATTTGATGCGTTTTTGTGCAAAATATGAACTGAACAAGATCAACGAACAAGCAGAATACTATGGACGATGGTTAAATTCCCGTTATGCTGGAGTTCTTAAAGAATGAAACGACTCTTCAACATAAGAAAGATTTATTCAAAATATTTTTAAAGGAGAACACATGACACTTATTGCCAAACCAATTATTAAAGATCAATATTGGGTAGTTACAGACGGCGTAAATAAAGTAGGCAACGTGATTGCCGACGGATCTGGGTTTGAAGTAAAATTACACGGTGAGTTGACACACTTTACCAAAGTAGATGAAATTCAGACCAAGACCAAAATTAGATTTGAACCTATCAAAACTAATAAGAAACCTCTTTCTTTACCTTACCTTGAATATCCTACCCCAGAAAATGTTTACAATTCAGTTTTAGACGTACCACGGAAATTGCATCTATTCACTCAGACCGAAAAAAGCAAGTGTTATCATGTTGCTGGCTGGTTTGTGATTAATCAATCTGGTACAGACATCGTTGAATTTTGTCCTAAGTATATTTTCATTCAACGTTATTCCTATCGAGGTCCATTTAAAACTGAAGAAGAGGCTAAAACTGCTATAAATACTTGATATGATTCATATCAAGAAATTTATCGACCGAGTTTCATTATTAGAAAGCAGAAACACTAAAGATCTGGTAATGCCTCTGAGCGAAGCTAGAGGTTTGCGAGATGAAATTACTAAATTGATATCAGATTTATACGATAACAATAGAAAAAAAGACTCGGAAGAAAAGATTATTCAAATACAACTTAAGGGTGGCAATTTTAAGTGAGTCGAACTCAGCCAAAACTGATACTTGAACACGTAGACAAGAATACCTACAAAGCTGTACAAGTAGTGGAAGCTAGTGGCATATGGGCTATATTCTATGATGATCAACCTATTAATCTTAAGTCTCAGCACTATCTGACAAATGATGCTGCCCCTAAGTACAAAAAGACTAGTTTCTCAAATCCTGGTCACGCAAGAAACTTGTGCAGAAAGTTGAACGCTCAGTTCAAAACTGGCAAGTTTACCGTCGTTTTCATGAACACTGGTCGCAAAGTCTATCCAGATGACTGATCGAACCAAGCAGAAATATCAAATTACAGATCTACTAATAACTACTCTGAAGGCAAAAGGATTGCCTTTAAAGTCAGAAGTAGTTGATATTATGATACCAGTTTACTGGCATGCTGGCCGTTCTGGACGTAGTCTAAGACTGACAACTTGGGGTAGATCAGCATTCACTGCTGCGGAAATCAAAGGCTATGACTTTCCCATCAGTAACGTACAATACATTGACAAGACAAGTATGAATATCTTGAATGAGTCCAGTAAAAAAATCAGTTGTCCTTACTATTTTTGGTTAAAAACTGCTGCTGCTTCCAACATAGCAGCAAAGCATGTGGCATGCGTTACCGTTTATGACGAGAAAATTGCAATTATGATAAGTATATATGGATGTCTTTTACAATTTCTAGAAAATTCAGGAGTCATTGATGAGTAACGATCAAAAACCAAACCCACTTATCGAAATTTTAAAGCGCAAGAAAATTAACAATCAAGGAAAATTCAATCCCAATCAGGGAAACTCAGGCAAGCCTCAAAAGGGATTTGGGGGATCTGCGGTGGTTCGCAAAACCGGCAGGGGTCGATAGTTCGTATTTAACAATATTATCGTTGTTATAAAACCTCGATAGAAACTTGACATCAATATTTTTTCGTGTAAACTAGACCTCATTACCTCCTAGTTACGAGTCATTTATATGTATCGTGCAGAAGATGTTTGGGCCGCTGCCTTCGCCGCTTATCGTGTTAACGGACAATATGTTCGTGCTGGCGATGTTGTAATGGGCACCAAAGAAGATAACACCATATACCAAATGCCTAGCAATCGTAGTCTTATGGCTAAGTTTTTGGAAGCATCAGATATTATTACTGACGAAGATCATATAGAAGGTCAGGCCTGCCGTGCTCACTTTAGGGCGTTGCCTTTCAGGATGCTTAGTCAGCCAAACGTGAGTCAATTTGAACAGTCTGTTTATTTGGCTAGCGAAATGGAAAGCTTTGAGTCGATGAAGAATTTTGGATTGATCGCCTGTTTGCCGAACATTTGGCCCACGATCAAGGCTCGTATTGACGCAGACATGCGATTTGCCTTTTCATCTGGTTATGTTGGCAAGATTGGTGAAAAGGTAACGATCAGTGGCACCGTTCTTGAATGTGTTTTTTCTAAAGCGTGGGTCACCCATTATGTAAGATTCTTGACTGATGACGAGAAGCCTGTTAGATTCAGTCTGAAACTTGCACTTGAGATTGGATCAAGGATTACTATTGCAGGTCGAGTAAAGTCTCAGGCAGACAATTGCACTCGTCTTTCAAGAGTGAAGGTAATCGTGAATGATTGATTATCTCTACATAGGATGGTGCAACGAAGGTAAACACGATAAAGTCTGGATAGCTATCAATTTGTCTACCTCTGATTCAGACGATTTATTTTTTAGGCATGGGAAAATTCTGACAATATGGGGTCGCAGGGGAGGAAAGCTCCGCAGCAAAGTGGTAGATGATACGCCAGATATTTGGAGCACCATGAGAAAAAACGTAATAAAGGATATAATGATATGTCTATTGAAAAACTCAACTTGGTGTATCCTGAATTTGCGGCAGATTTGGAAAAAGTATACATATTTTCTAAGTTATCGGAATAAGGGAGTAGTTATGAACTGGGACGATGTAAAAAAGATCAAAAAGCTAGAAGCGGATCTTGCTGCGATTGGATTTAAACTTGCGCCAGGATTATTCAATTCGTCGTATACAGGACTTCGCGCTAACACGGTAGAAGATTTACCAGTATATGCGCGTGATGCTGAGATTCTGTTGTTTTCAACTGTTGAAGAAATTTCTCTTTTTATTCGAGGAGTCAAATGGGCACGCGATTATGATAGAATGCTATGGGGCAATAACCACACCGATCAACGAAAAAAGAAGGAAGTAGCAGTCCATCAAAAAAAGTTAGTAAAACTTATCAAAGGTGAAAAGGAGACAGCCGAATGAGGACACTTGACATTTGGGCTTACTTTTAGTAGTATAGATTGTAGTTATTTTTGACGGAGAAATTCTATGTCTTTTTCTTGGATCGCTAAGTTGAACGAATCTGATAGCAGACTTCACAAGGAAGCAGTGATCAAGAGTGCGCTTACCGCTGCCAAACTCGACAGTACTAACGCAATCAATTTTCTAAAGCTTGCTCGCGATGCTTATAACCCGTATATCACTTATGGTATCAAGCAGATTCCTGTCACTGAAGGTTTGACTGATCAGGAAAATCCATGGTCTGATTTCATGGTTCTACTAGATCAGTTGAGTCAGCGTCAGTTGACTGGTAATGCTGCTCGTCAAGCGATTGAACTGATGAGTCAGCGATTTGACAGTGAAGAATGGAATGGATTTTGCCGTGCGGTCATCTGCAAGGACCTGCGTGCTGGCGTGTCCGAGAAGACCATCAATAAAATCTGCAAGAAGACCGCATACGAAATTCCAGTTTTTGGCTGTCAGCTTGCCACCAACAATGAGGGAAGGCCTGAGATGCGAGGGCTTAAGCGTCTTGAACCGAAGCTGGACGGCGTGCGTGTGCTGATGTATGTTACTGGAGTCAATAGCTCTGGCCAGTGCGAAGCAACCTGTTTCAGTAGGAACGGTAAAGTTTTCGAGAACTTTGGCCACATTGAAAATCAGATCAAGGCCAATATTCAACACTTAATGGGACATTATCCCAGGCTGTTTGCAAATGGTTTTGTACTTGATGGCGAGGTAATTGGCAACACTTTCCAAGAATTGATGCGTCAGGCTCGCCGCAAGGAAAATGTTCAGGCAACTGATAGTGTGTTTAATATTTTTGATGTGATTCCACTGAATGATTTTATTCGTGGTGGCTGGAACAAGTCCCTGCGTGAGCGAATCGGTATTTTGGAGTCACTGCGTCCTGTGTTTGATCGAATGCCAAATGTCGAATTGCTTCCGCATATTAATGTTGATCTTGATACTGGCAGTGGTAGAGATCAGTTTCATCGTTATTGTAAGGATGTTGTTGCTCAGGGATTTGAGGGCGCTATGATCAAGGATCTTGAAGCACCATATGAATGCAAGCGTAATACATTCTGGCTTAAGTACAAGCCGACCATCACTGTTGATCTCGCAGTAGTTGGAGTCGAAGAAGGTACTGGGCGTAATGAGGGCAGACTTGGTGCTCTGATCTGCTCAGGAATCGATGATGGCAAAGAGATCACTGTCAATGTAGGCAGTGGCTTTAGTGATGAAGATCGCGATGATTATTGGCAGAACAGCCCTCAGGTTATCGGTCGCACTGCTGAGATTCTTGCTGATGCTGTTACACAGAATCAAGATGGTACATATTCGTTGCGCTTCCCGCGCTTCGTTCGTTTTAGGGATGATAAGTAGTATCAGGAGGCATCCTATGTCTGACGAGCAAGAAAAAAATAACAAACCTGCGAAAAGTTTTTCAGAAGATCTAGCAGAATTCCGTAAAGTCTGGAATGAAGCTATGAATAAGACAGAACAAGAATCTGAAGTCAAGTGGAATGCACTAAGCAAAGAGGACCAGCTGGATTATTTCTGTGCGGTCACGCGCAGGATCTATCAAGCTGAGATCGTAGATAAGGGTAGCTATCGTCATGCTCTATACAGTGTGTTTGGATTTGGTCCAGAAGCCTATGCCTCCGCCCAACTGGCAGGATATCTAGAGATTCACAACAGCATCTATCCTGGTAATTATGATGAAAAATTACTAGGTCAGTTTGCGGAGAAGCTGGGTATTGAAGACCGTGAAGAGAAAATTCAGGACTTTTTGATCGGTAAACGCTAAGTCATTGATTTTGTTAGAGTTATTTTGGTTGCATTTTGATCTCAAATACCCTATAATGACTGTATGATGAACGAACGTAAACAACAGGTAGAGAAGGAAATATCCAGTATCCTTGCTCACTACTCTCAACGAGGGCGAAACCTGTTTGCCTACACAAGCTCTGGCGAATGCGTTGGCAGAGCGGGCAATAGCTGGGCGGCTGCCTTTTGGGCAGGCTACGACGGTCAGACTTGGGGCGCTCGCGTCCCGGCAAGAAACGCAATTTCGCGACCGTGGTACACCGCAGGCAAGCGTGCTGCCAAAACTGAGCAAATGAAGAACGCAAATGAACAGTCTTGAAAATCAAGAAATCTATTACCTGACAGAATACAACTGGGAACGTGGTGTTCTACTCCGTGAAGGATCTAAAAATTACAAGATCAGGACTCTAGCAGCTGGTGGTCTAGTGTCTCGTGAGATTCGTGTTCTCAAAGAAAAGTGCGCATGGCCAGACGAGAAGATTTGTGTGGTCTGGGAGACTTGGCGAGGCACAAATGGTCAGGGTGGATATCGTGTTGAGCGAGTGTTACACTCCGACAATCGTTTACCTGCGAGTCAAGTAGCTAGGCAATCTCGCGGACCAGGGAGGGTCACCGAGAAAGAAAAGCATAGTTAGGAGACAGATTTTTATTGACTTTATTCTGAATTCAGCTATAATACTTACATCATCCACGAGACGGGAGATACTGTAATGAACAGTCTTGAAATTCAAGAATCAGTCTACCAGTTTCTCAAGGAACACGAGCACTATTACAATGCTCCCTATGGTGTGTTGACCAGTGCTCACACTAACACCAACGGTCGCCCATACAAGTCAGTGACATTTGGTTGTGCAAGGTCGCTGGACGCTGAAGTGAGGATCTTCAATCGCAACTTCATCTTGCTGCGAACTAGCAGTAATGGTTCTGAAGTGTTCAAAAACATTGATGATCTTTTGAGTCGTTTGAACCCTAACAATAAGTAGGAGCCACAAGATGAACAAACTAATCCGTGATGGCAAGGTTGCTGTTCTCATCAGCCCGGGATTTGGTGCTGGTTGGTATTCTTGGCACTGCAAGGAAGAACTGCTGTTTGATCCTGTGGTGGTCGAGATGTTGCTAGAGAGTCAGCACGATGAGATTGAATCCTATGTTGAAAAGACCTACGGAGACGATTTCTATCTTGGCGGCGTTGATGGTCTGACGGTAGTGTGGGTCTCCGAAGGTGCTGAATTCAGGATCAAGGAATATGATGGTGCTGAGTCGTTGGTTCTCAAAGAAGAAGACTATTGGATCAAGGCATGAACGCTTGGAGTCATCTGCCTAACGCAGAGCACATTGATCGCATTATTGAGTTAATGAAAGCGCATCCAGAGGCTTGGGATGCGGCTTATACTGCGGCTAGGACTTCTAGGACTTTGAATGCGGCTAGGACTGCGGCTTTGAATGCGGCTAGGACTGCGGCTTGGAATGCGGCTTGGAATGCGGCAAGAGATGCAGAATGGTATGCGGCTAGGGCTGCGGCTTGGGATGCGGCTTATAGTACGGCATGGACTGCGGCTAGAGATTCAATCCTAGCTCTCATCGCTTATGATGACGCCGCCAGGTATCTAGAGATGAGCAGCTATGAACTCAAGATTTGGGTAGTACTGAGTGAAGAACCGGCTGCTGTTCTTCTGTTGCCAACAGTGATGGCATTTGAACGAATCCGAGAGATGAAGGCAGCATGAACGCTTGGAGTCACCTACCCAATGCAGGGCACATTGACCGCATTATTGCATCAGTGAAAGCACATCCAGAGGCTTGGGATGCGGCTTATACTGCGGCTAGGGATGCGGCTAGGGATGCGGCTAGGGCTGCGGCTAGGAATGCGGCTAGGAATGCGGCTAGGACTGCGGCTAGGGATGCGGCTAGGAATGCGGCTAGGGCTGCGGCTAGGGATGCGGCTTGGGATGCGGCTAGGGCTGCGGCTTATAATGCAACTAGTGATTCAATCCTAGCTCTCATCGCTTATGATGACGCTGCCAAGTACCTAGAAATGTCCAGTGACCAAGTCAAAATTTGGGCAGAATTGAGTGAAGAACCGGCTGCTATTCTTCTGTTGCCAGCAGTGATTGCGTTTGAACAAATCCGAGAGATGAAAGCAGCATGAACGCTTGGAGTCACCTGCCTAACGCAGAGCACATTGACCGCATTATTGAGTTAATGAAAGCGCATCCAGAGGCTTGGGATGCGGCTTATACTGCGGCTAGGACTTCTAGGACTTTGACTGCGGCTAGGGATGCGGCTAGGGATGCGGCTAGGGATGCGGCTAGGGATGCGGCATGCGTGGCGGCATGGGCTGCGGCTTATAATGCGGCATGGGCTGCGGCTAGGGATGCGGCTAGGGATGCGGCATGCGTGGCGGCATGGGCTGCGGCTTATAGTGATTCAATCCTAGCTCTCATCGCTTATGATGACGCCGCCAGGTATCTAGAGATGAGCAGCTATGAACTCAAGATTTGGGTAGTACTGAGTGAAGAACCCGCTGCTATTCTTCTGTTGCCAACAGTGATTGCGTTTGAACAAATCCGAGAGATGAAAGCAGCATGAACGCTTGGAGTCACCTACCCAATGCAGGGCACATTGACCGCATTATTGCATCAGTGAAAGCACATCCAGAGGCTTGGGCTGCGGCTTGGGCTGCGGCTTGGGATGCGGCTAGGGCTGCGGCTAGGGCTGCGGCTTGGGATGCGGCTAGGAATGCGGCTAGGGCTGCGGCTAGGGATGCGGCTAGGGATGCGGCTTGGGATGCGGCTAGGGATGCGGCTAGGGATGCGGCTTGGGATGCGGCTAGGGATGCGACTTATAATGCGGCTAGGGATTCAATACTAGCTCTCATCGCCTATGATGACGCTGCCAAGTACCTAGAAATGTCCAGTGACCAAGTCAAAATTTGGGCAGAATTGAGTGAAGAACCCGCTGCTGTTCTTCTGTTGCCAGCAGTGATTGCCTTTGAGAAGATCAAAGAGACAGAATTTGTCAGTTGACATTTTGATTTGATCTGTGTATAGTTGATATTGATTTCTTAGGAGTCTATTAGAATGCGTGTGAAAATTGGACCATACCGTAATTCCCCTTTCTCAACCTACGAGTGGGAGCGAAGCTATCTCTGCTGGCGACACGGCGTTGACGTATACCATGACGAGACCAAGTATAGCAGCCTAGACCGTGCTGTTGTGAAGGTTCTCAACGCGATGGAACCCCTTGTCACGCCCATCAATAACTGGTGGTGCGCATGCCCTCGCAAGGAAAAGATCCGCATCGACAAGTGGGATACATGGAACATGGATCACACACTGGCGCTGATCATTTCCCCCATGCTCAAGCAGTTGCAGGCAACCAAGCACGGTGCTCCCCATGTTGATGATGCGGATGTGCCCGAGGAACTGCGCTCAACTGCTGCGCCACCAAAACTAAATGAGTGGGACACCGACGCCAACCATTTCAAACGTTGGGACTGGGTTCTTGACGAGATGATCTGGGCATTTGAGCAGCATGCCAGCGATGATGACAGTGAGCAGTTCCATCACAACTTTGAAAACTCAAAGGTTGAGTTCGTCAACGTTGCGGACAGCGATCATCAGGAACTCAAAATTGTTACCGTTGATCCCAGCAAGCCAGCGCACCACTATGATCTTGAAGGGCACAAGGCCCACGAAGAACGCAAGCGCCGAGCGTTCACACTGTTTGGCAAATACTATTCTGGACTCTGGGATTAGAACCGTGAAATTAAGAGAAATTATTACCAATCCACCTAGAGATGAATACCTGGATCAATATCAGCGTAAGTTCGATGATGCCGAATCATTAGTCACTATTCGCGGTCTTGTCTTGAAAAAGATCAGCACTGCATCAGAGATAGAATATGGTCTTTTTGATGATCTAAATCGCTTGGTTGGATACATGGCACTCGACTATCGAGGCGACAACATTTGGGAAGTTACTTTAGTCCAGCTGGCGCAAGCATATAAGGGACAGGGTTTTGGTTCATTTTTCTATGACTATGCAGTGATGAATGATAAATTAAAACTACTGTCCGACGCCACTAACACAGGAGGGCCACACGGATCACGCTCACTGTGGCAGAGACTGATCAGCAATGCTAGATATCAAATAGTGGGTTACGATACTCAAACAAAAAGCGTCATATCCGATGCTAGTCCAGATATGATCTACGATAATCAACCTAATACACGTTGGTTGGCGATCCCACCCTTTGAAACCATAAATGAATCATTGCAGCGAATCCAAAGCACAATGAAAAATCGCTATGTGGTTTGGTATGGCCCAGGTACTACCACCGAAGACTATTTCAATTTTTGAATCAGAGGATTGATCTCATGCGTTATTTCAGCTATAATGATTACAAGACCGATGCTTCTATTGATCCTTATGTTGCTACAGTTAGCGAAGATGATATCCGCAGGGATTACTATCCTCACTGGCATGAAAGAATGTGTAAGAGATTTGGTAAAGAACATGTGGAAAAGACCTACTGTTTTGAAGATTGTTTGTACGATTGGATTGTGACCACGTGGGCTTGGGAGAGCAAAGAATGAACAATTACATTGATAACAACAAACAATACTGGGGTCCAGAGTTTGCCGAACTTGCTGAGGTGGAATACAAGCCCGAGCATGATGAGATTGCCGCAATGGGCTGTTATACCATGCTATATCACATTGCTGATAACTTTCGCGATGGTGAGTTTCGCGCAGAGATTTTGAAGATGGTGGGAGTTGAACAATGAACGAACGAGCTAAAGAACTGTCAGACAGGATTACACAATATCTGGTAATGGGCGGAATGTTCAATCCTGAACTTGCCAACCACGAAGCGGTGAGAGATTTATTGATAGAATGTAGGAAGGTGTTAGATGATTTGTATCCGCATCCCAATGGCATTTGGGTGCTGTACGAGGATTACGAGCGGCTGAAGGCCGAGAACGAAGCCCTGCGGCGGGATGCAGAACTAGGGCGATGGATACGGGAAGAAACGCCGCCGATTGAAGAAATTGCCGCCCGCGTTGACGGAATGGAGGAAACGGAATGAACAAACGAATTCAAAAACTTGCTCAGCAGACTGATATTTGGTGTGATCAAAATCATGCCGGCGATGAGTTTTACCATCTTCGTTGGGAAGAGAAGTTTGCCCTGTTAATTGTTCAAGAATGTATTGATATTATTAGTCCATATACCATTAGTATGAGCAGAATCGGTGAAGAATACCTGCATCCTATTCAAGAAATTAAAAACAATTTCGGAGTTGGGGATGAACCAACGAAAATATATTCACCAGGAGAATCTGTGATGAGCGAGCAAGAAGAACTGAGATATGCGGCTTTTGCGTGGGAAATTAATTATCCACGAGGCGGAGCAATGGACTTTATCGGACGTTATGCCACCGTGGAAGATGCTAACGATGCTCTATCTGGTTTGGGATTGAACTGGTATCAAATCGTAGACACCGAGACTTTTCGCGTTGTAGAAGAGGGCCAGATATGACCAGCGAACAACCCGAAACCCTGCGCGTAGCTGATGCGCTGGAAGTGAAGCACTCGCCGGGTGTTGTGCTGACTGTCGAGACTGTCCTCGCCGCCGCCCGTCTGCTGCGCGAGCAGCACGCTGAGATTGTGCGGCTGCGGGAGGAGGTTCTCGCGCTCCGGGGCGAGATTTGGGAGCTGCGTTCCGACCTGGAACTATTGAACGACCGCTAATCCTCTAAGTCATTGATTCCATTAGAGTTATTTTGGTTGCGTTTTTCCTGCATTCAAGTATAATACTTGTATAGTAAATAAACGGAGACAGAAGATGAGCAACTGGAATTTTGAAGGTCTGCGCGTTGAGGGCAAGTATCTAGGCGACTTCCCCGTCGCAGGTCTTGTGCAATCCAGCCGCGTCAAGTATGGCGGTGGCGTTCAGCATTCCGTTGTCCTTGATGACCGTTTGGACCTCTACGGTCGGGTCCGCGAGGCAGGCGAAGTCGTGCTGCTGGATCACAAGGACGTTGTCCGCGTCAAGAGTGAGAATGCTTAAATGTCTGAGGATTCAAAAGGTGAAGCCATGAACAAAATTGATAAAATGTGGACAGCACTTGCCGACCACCAGCCAGCGCCGGAGTACGCCGAAGCGTGGCAGAAAATGATCAAAGAGCGGACGTATGAGGCAGCGTACAAAGCGGCGGATGCGGCGTGGGCAGCGGCGGAGGCAGCGAATGTAGCGGCGGATGCAGGGGCGTCAGCGTCGTGGGAAGCCGCGGAGGATGCAGCGGCGGGGGCAGCGCGGGCAGCGTGGGCAGCGGCGGATGCAGCGGAGGAAGCGCGGGCAGCGCAGCGCGCCATCAACGAGATCAAGGAGGTGCAGTCGTGAACGACAAACTTGACGAGATGTGGGCCGCGCTGTCCGCGCATGAGCCTGCGCCGAGCTACGCCGAGGCATGGGCGACCATGCTCCGCGAGCGGACAGAGGATGCGGCGGAGGCAGCGGCGCGGGAAGCGACGGCAGCGGCGCGGGCAGCGAGGCGGGCGGCGCTGGCGGGATGGGAGCGGGCAGAGACGGCAGCGACGGCAGCGTGGGCAGCGGCGGATTATGCCGCGGATGCAGCGGCGTGGGCGGCGGGGGCGGCGGATGCAGCACAGCGCGCCATTGACGCGATCAAGCGGGAGGTGAAGCCGTGAACGACAAACTGAACGAGATGTGGACGGCACTGGAAGCGCACGAGCCTGCGCCGAGCTATGCCGAGGCTTGGAAGAAAATGCTCAAAGAGCGGACGGCGGAGGCAGCGTACAAGGCGGCGTGTGTAGCGGCGGATGTAGCGGCGGGGTCACCGCCGCTGTCAGCGGATGCAGTGCGGGCAGCGGCAGCGGAGGCAGCGGCGTATGCAGCGGTGGAGGTAGCGCGGTCAGCGGAGGCAGAGGAAGACTTGCGGAAGGTGAACGCGGAACTGTTAGAAGCGTTGAAAACAGCGTTACATGCATCGTGGGACGGGCCAATGTCAGATTACGCACGGGACAAAGCCTGCGCCGCCATCGCCAAAGCAGAAGGGGTAAAATAACATGGGCACTAATTACTACGTTACAGAAAATGTCTGCGAATGCTGCAAGCGATACGATAAGAAGTATCACATCGGCAAGGCGTCCTACGGGTGGGCATTCACCTTTCAGGGCTACAAGCATGATGGGCTGACCACTTGGCAGAAGTGGAAGGAGCACCTCAAGGACAAGATCATCAAAGATGAGTACGGGGACGATGTTCCCTACGAAAAGTTTGTTGAACTTGTGGAAACATACAAATCACCTAACTATGTAAATCCTGCAAACGGGCATAAGAATTCTATCCATAATGTTGAAGGGCGCAAGGAAGGTTGGTTCAATCCAGAGTATGACTGGGATGATCCCGAAGGATATTCATTCTGTTCTAGGGAATTTTCCTAGGAGTTGATTTATGAGAATGATCAAACAGGACAATCTTCATCGATTCTTTAATAAGCAAGGAGAAATTGCTTGGATTAAATTTGGCGTTCAAGGATTTAAATTATACATTGAAACCCCATCTGATTGGCATGAACAAAAACGATTTTGGTTCTATTGGTCTCTAGGATTGATTTCTGGTGGATTTTCTCTGCCTTGGTATGGACAAGTTGTTCCAGACCATTATCAATGCTCTGGTCCTAGATATGGATTCAACTTTTTCTCAGATCTTTTGTTTGTGTACTATGGCAAAGACACAGGTCGTAGATCTTCTTCCAAATCCAAAGCGTTTTCTATGCCTTGGTCTTGGGGTAGTTGCGTAGAACACAAGATTCTTTCTGAAAAAGAGTCTCATCCATTCACCTATGTTCTCAAGAACGGTACTATTCAAAACAGAACAGCAACAATCTACTCTGAGTACGGAAAGTGGACTAGGTATTGGATTCCGTGGGAACAAGAACATACTACCATTTGGGTAGAGTTTGATGATGAAGTGGGAGAGCGTTCTGGGTCGTGGAAAGGCGGAATTACTGGTACTGGATACGAAATGCTGCCCAATGAAACTCCTCTTGACGCACTTCGAAGGATGGAAAAAGAGCGAAAGCTGTAAGTCATTGATTTTGTTAGAGTTATTTCGGTTGCGTTTTTCCTGCATTCAAGTATAATACTTGTATAGTGAACGAACGGAGACAGAAGATGAACTTTAGATTGCAAAACTACAATGAATTTAAGGATGGAGTTCGTTGGCACGACTATTTTGCTATCGTGATCAATGAATTTCCTGTAATCCTTGTCCGAAAGTATGACTGGCCTCATGAGGGCGATCAGTATACTTTCTCTGTCCAAATTTTGGGTTTCCGAGTTTATCAGCATATCGGAGTTGAGTGATGAACGAAGATAGGTCGGAAATATTTTCGCAACTCGCATACGATGTAGATAATCGGTATGTGGATTTATACCTTAGAAAAGTTTTTGGTGGTAATGCATTCGTGCTGGAAATATCAGATACTTCCGATATTGAGTCGCAAGATACTGAGATTGAACTTTATCTCACAAAAGAAAATTTAAAATTGGTTATTGACCGATTGACAAAGGTATTAGAAAATGAACAATCAAATTGAAAAACTTGCTGAACAGGCTGGATTTATGGATTCTTGGTTTTCTGAATCCGGTGATGATTGTGAACAAGAACTTAAAAAGTTCGGCGAGTTGCTTATCAAGAAATGTGTTCAAGTAATTCAAGACGAGGCTTGCTATACAGGCAACGCCAAGGTTGCTGGTTTGGATATAGCGAAAGAAGCGATTCAAAAGTATTTTGGAGTTGAACAATGAACGAACAAATGATTGAGATGCTGAAGAAACTTGCTGGAGAAAACACTCTCGGCGAGAACATGATTTCTGCATACGAAGCCAGTGGTGGGAACTATGACGATGCCTATCGTATGGGCAGGGGCGACGGTAAGATTCTTCTTGCTCGCGAACTTCTAGAGATGCTGGAGAATCAGTGATGGAACATAAGACAATTTGCTGGGAGTGTGAGTTGGTTCTAACCGACAAGAACGGTAGGCACCACAACAGCAATTTTGACAGCAGATTGGTTTCTTTTACTCCCAAAATGACGGTTGACACTGCGTATGCATTGTGTGATAATTGCTATGATCAAGTGCTCAACAAACTAGGGCTTGAATAATGAACGAACGAATCAGTAAAGCGAAACGCTTAGAGATTGCCAATGTCTGCTATGCTAATGTAGCAGGGCTTTTTGCTATGTTTCAAAACCCTAGACATCGCGGACCAAACTTTACTTGGAATACTTTTGCTGATTATTGCGAAGAAAATTCACAAGACTGGATGGTTATTCATAATGTTCGTGGTCATAAAGAAACGATTTTGGCTGAGGCTAAACTCTTATCTAAAGAGATTGCACAACGTCTAGTTGAAAGGATGTCATAATGAACGAACGAATTAAAGAACTCGCTAAACAGGCTACTGTCAAAGTGAATAATCCATTTGTTAACAGTGATGGAGAAGTAGTCTGCGATAGTTGGGAAGAAGGCATCAGCATTCAAAAGTTTGCCGAGTTGCTCATCAAAGAGTGCGGCGAGATCGCGGTACTTGGCGACCCGAGGTATTCTGCCCAACACAACATTCATAAGCACTTCCGGGTTGAGTGATGATTTCTGAAGAATTACGAAAATATATTGATATGGTAAGGCTGGAAGAATCCCGAGACTTGATCCATGAAATGGCGAATGTTGGTCCAAAACGACACGGGATTGAAAACGTTTATATTTTCGTAGGGAAAACAAATAAACAACATGGACTTAGAGTAAAAGTGTCAAAAGTTCCTGGGAAATATGATCATGATGATAACTTTGTGATTCAAATGCCAAGTTTAGATTATGATCCTACGCAAGTACCAAGATGGATTAAACACACGACAATGAAAAAAATCTTAGAATGGATTAAATTGAATCAAGAATTATTGTCTGATTATGAACACGGAAAAATTTGGGACACCGATGATTTCCTTAATAACATCTCTAAGGTATAAAATGAACATTAACACACCAGATCGCGGATACTACTTCCACGCAGATGCCATCAAGAAGATCCAAGATCACTATGGCGCCAAGTACATGGGCTATTGGGCAGTCGAGCGCAAGAATGGTTGGTCGGATGAACCCGTAGATGTGTTCTACCAGCCCACGCCCGACACTGCCAAGGGGCACAGTCACTACTTTGGCATGTTTGTCGATCCTGCTGGTACCTTGATGATCACGGACGCACAGAGTGCCTTCAGCGAGCCAATCTATGGCCTTTTGTGCGATGACGGCGAAGTGATTGTAAGTCGCTATCGTCACGATTATGTGACCAAGGATGGCTGCATGGTAGACGGTGGTCGCGACTACTTCAAGCGTAGTGATCGGGGCAAGACTGTGAAGATCATTGTGGATCGGGATCAGTTTGTGATCACGGAGGAACTCTAAGTCATTGACTTCCTTAGAGTTATTTTGGTTGCGTTTTTCTTGCGTTCATGTATAATGTATACATGATGAACGAACGGAGACAGAGTATGAAACTCGAACACAGACACAGTTGGCAAAACAGACCTGATGTAGAAGTTGACACTTTTGGTTTAGTCAGTGGTTACGCTGGTTACGCTGATTATGCTGAGCTGCTGCTGCACCCCTATAGGCCTGGCGATAGTGTAGCTGTTAAAGTTCGCATCGAACGGTTGGCGACAATCGTTGCTCGTCTGATCGACCACATTGGCTTGACCGATGATGAGAAGCGAGCAATGTTTCGCGATATCTTGGGCGATTGGAAGTTTGTGGAGGATAAAAATGACCGACCGTGAACTGTTGGAATTGGCCGCGAAGGCGGCGGGGATTAAAATTCCAAAGCCTAACCCATGGTTCACATACGACGAAGCGTATGGCTTCATGTGGATGAACATGGATGGTCGCGCAGTCGAAAAAAAATGGAATCCGCTCGCCGACGATGGCGACGCATTCAGGTTAGCGGTGCGGTTACGCATGATTGTGACGCCAGGAACCGCACGATTGCTTGATGGGCGAGTCTTTGGGAAAGACATGGATTCCATAGAAGAAACTCGCCGCGCCATCGTGCGCGCTGCCGCAGAGATTGGGAGGAACATCGATGTTTGATCATTTTTCGCATCATCACAAGTCCGTCAGCATCAACCACACCATAGAGATCAACCGCGCACCAACAGATGAATCCGTTCGCTTGCTGCGTGAGATGGAACACAAGGCCAAAGAAGAAATTGTAAAGGCAGTGGCTGTTCAAAACACAGAGTTTAGCGCAGTCGTTCACACCAGACACGATCACATTTCGTGGCAACTGTTGGTCAAGGTCATTTACTCGTTCAATGGCAAGAAGCTGACAACGGACTTTTCCGCTAACTATGATGAGCCAAAGGAAGTTTGGATTCCCAAGTTGATCGATGCTCTTGCAAAAGACATCGCATGTCATATTTTGAGTAAGGCTCTCACGCCTGAATTGTTGAGGAAGATCTAATGAAGCAAGACATTCTAATTCTAGCAACACAGGCATTTGGCGACAAGGCTGCGACTCTTTATATGCGTGAACTGGAAAGTTCGCAGAGCTTATTTCCGAAGACGAACGCGAGGGGCAAAGCCATGAAAGACGAAACGTGGGAACTGAAAGAACAGATCTGGACCAAAGTTCATGACTTGGTTGACGAGATGACCAAAAATCTAGACGAAGAAGAAGATGAAATACTTCGTCAGGCGCTGACAGAAGAGTTTAGGTTTTGGCGAAGGAGCGATCCATGACCCGCGAGGACATCGTCCGGATGGCGCGGGAGGCTGGTTATCCTCTAGACGAGGCGCAAAGCGACATCGTTCTGCGATTTCAGGCCGTACTGGCCGATTTTGCTCAAGCCGCATACGCCGCAGGAGCCGCCGCCGAGCGCGAAACTATAGCAAAGAAGTTTGACGGACCCGTTTGGTCCTATGATTATCGCGAGATTGCCGCAGCGATCCGCGCAAGAGGAGAATAAAATGTCAGGTGGACACTTTCAATACAAGCAGTGGGAAATTCAAAACATTGCCGACGAGGTTGAGCAGCTAATCCTCACCAACAATGAGGAGTCAGTTGACACTTGGGACAATAAGCGTTATAGTAGAGCTTACTCGCCTGAGACCATTGAGGAGTTCAAGCGAGGGATGATGATTCTACGCCAAGCCTATGTCTATGCTCAGCGCATTGATTGGCTGGTCAGCGGTGATGATGGTGAAGACAGTTTTCATCGTCGCTTGAAGCTGGAACTGGACAAACTCAAGGACAACGCAGATGAACGAACGAATTCAAAAACTGATTGAACAATGCACGATAGAATATCGCGATGGTAATGGTGGATACGTTGATCAAGTAGATGCGGAGAAGCTTGCCGAGTTGATCGTGCGGGAATGTAGCAACTTCTTGAAAGATACACTAGACGATCATTTTGCGGCAGAACAGTTAGAAGAACATTTTGGAGTTGAAGAATGATTATATATTTGGTATGCAATACCGTCGATCTTGGCTATCATGCTGAGTATGCTTATACTACGCTTGAGCGGGCAGAGGCTAAAATGGCTGAGTTAATAGAAGCGGCTAAACAACAATTCATCGAGTCAGCGATGACATCAACGGCTTATTGTGCTGGTAAAACTTATGAAGTGGCTGCTGAAGATGCTGAACAATACCATGAAAAATGGGAAATCGCCCAAGTAGAGGTAGAAGAATGAACAAACAAATTCAAGACGCATTAAAGCAAGTTAAGTTGATGGCAAAACAATATGGCAGAGACAGTAAGCAATACAAAGATGCCATAAAGCATCAAGCGGAACTCGTATCGAAAATATTTGGAGTTGAAGAATGATTAATCTAAATTTGAGTATCAGTAATCCATGGCGTGCATATCAGCATGGGCACAATTATTTTGCCAATGCTTGGCTGTTGAACAAAAACAAGAGCCTTGAAGTGCAGGTTAGTCACGGCGGTTCGGAACTTTTAGAGTTTCGGTTTTCATGGAGTATGAGAACTGACCATGCTGGCATAAGGATTGTATTAGGTTTGTTCTATAGGTTTATCCATGTTAACTTCTACGACATTCGGCACTGGAATGATGAAAAGGGTCGATATGTAGACTATAGTAATCCAGAAGAAGTTAAGGATTGGAGTTGAATGATGAACAATTTTCAAGATCGCATTGACAGAAGAATCAAACAACTTGCTGAACAGGCTGGCTACAGCCCACTATCGCCGCCAACTTTTGCCGATGAATTGAATGAAATTTTTATGCGAAAGTTCGCCGAGGCGATTGTTCGGGAATGTTTGGCACAGGCGGACACTATCCGTGACGGTTGTGAAGCAGATGGCGAAGATGAACAGGCACTAGGTGCTGACTTGGTAGGATTAGCGATTTCGAGACATTTTGACGTTGAGTGATGGCCAAGATTTATCAAGACGAAAAAGGTTTGTATTCTAAAGTTGGAGGCTACATTGTTCGCCCTGAAAATGGAACATCTGTTTTTTCTGTAGGCAACAAGACCGAAGGATTCCATTTTGGCGGATCAACTTTGGTGGGTATGGGTAAGATCAAAGGTCGTCAAGGCAAATACCAAGAGTATTGGCGCACTCCAGATTACTTCTACGAACTGATGCAAATGGAAAGAGAAATTGAACTGAAAAAGCAAACAATAAATCCAAGTATGCCATATTCGTTTTAGTAATAACAACATTACGATGTATTAATGGCATATTGGAACGATCAGATCAGTACAAAAGAAATGGTGATAGGATTAAAAAGTTTATGAACAAACGAATTGGTAACCTTGCTGAACAGGCAGGGTTTAACCTTATACAACACGGTGATCATACTATATATGACATCTCAACAAAAGAGAACTTGAAGGAGTTCGCCGAGTTGATTGTTAGAGAATGTGTTATGATGGCAGATGAGTTTGAATTAGACGTAAATCAGTCGGGGCTTGTTGATAGAATGAAAAAACATTTTGGAGTTGAATAATGCTAGATCATCCAGTTAACACTCTTCATCACTGCCTTGCACATGCGGCATATGTGGGGTTTCCTGATTACGAATATGAACAGATCGATTTGGATGCTACTCGCGACTGGACGATGAATCAGCGCAAAGAAGCTCACAAATTGGGCACCACTCCCATGGCGAAGAAAACTCGCAAGCATGATGAGTACATCATGGAAGTCTATGCGATGTTCCCTCAGGTTTGGAGCAGCACCGCACTGGGATTTGGTGGTCTGGGTGGCCAAGCTATCACATCTGCTTACACTGCTGTGATCGAAAGCCAAGTAGGTATGGGCTGTTGTGTATATTTTGGTGGAAGATTCGCATATCGTATTGCAAAACCCAACGAAACCTTTTATACTGACATTGCTAAACGTGAACTGCACAAAGTACCAGGAGCTAAGGAAAGATATGAGCAATCTGAAAATACCTAAGAGAGAAGTCATACTCCAAGCTATGTATGCGATGAAGCAATCTGGTGTAATGCCCTATCCTGAGGTGTTTGAATCAATTCTAGATCGTGTCTACGAATGCGGATATCAAGAGTGCCTTTACAACATTAGAAATAAAACCGTATCTCAGTATAGTGATCAATACACTGATATTACCAGCGACGGTGGAATGGACCCACGACGATGAACAGCACAATCACTGAACTTGGAAAAACCTGCGATTCTGAATGTAGATTCGTAGAAGAAGGTCCATCACTGTCCACTGATGTGTATTATCCGCCAGTTTATGACAAACATGGGGTCAATGTTAATCCTGATGGCAATACCACATCAGGGACTATTCGATGCACAGTTTGCAATAAGAGTTGGTCGTATTCATCTCAGTACGGCAAAACAGAATACAAACAACAGTCTTAATCAGGAGAACACACATGAGTAACAAATTTGACCGTTTTGACTTTGAACAGCAGATCATGAATTGCTGGAACGTGACAACTGATCTACGTGATCTACAGGAAGGTGTACTGGAAACCAACATGACCAAGGATCAGATCACCAACGTGCTGATGGGCCTAGAGCAACTTTACCAGCTGCGGTTTGACAAGCTGTTCCGCATGTTTGAACAGGGTGTGCGCGAGCAAGCTTTTCAAAGCACCAAGACAGAGGATGAGCACTTCTTCAACCAGACTTCTGATCGGGAATCAAATAATAATCTAAGCGATGCTACAGACAAGATTAATGCAGAGACGACGGATACTCAAAAGAAGTATGTTGAAATGCCCTACGCTCTGAGTCCAGAGGAAGCAGATGAGATCACTATGGCTAATCTGAGAGCGTATCGCGAGGACCTGACGAGTCAGCTTGATCTTGTGTTCGCAAAGACAGGTGAGGAATTCAACTACAACATTATCGCTGCTCTTGATCTTGTACTGAGCAAGTTCAGTGTCACTGAACCTACGTAAGTTCAGTGTCCGATAAAAAAGAAATCTGGCAACGGCTCAGAGAGATTGAACGGGCCCGTCGCGATAAACAGCACGAACTCATGGAAGTCTATGATCGCGATGTCTACTATCCTGCCATGAAGCAGCTAAGAGAAGAATGCTCTAAGCTGGGGCATAGTGGTGGGAAATTTCACAACAATGGATTTGGGTGGACTTGGTTCTACTGTGGTAGTTGCGGTGGTAGATACAACATCGAGGGACCCGATGGCAAAAGCATCTAGGTCCAGGAAATACTGGACAATGAAAATCCGCACTCCAGATACTTGGGTTGTTCTGCGATTTGTTAGCATCAAAAACAGCGATGAAGTATTCTATCGTTTGCTGTCAGGATGGACGGGTGGCTGGGCGCAGTCTGATGAATGGCGACTAAACAGCGGCATCACCAAGATGGAAGATGCTGGCACATATTGGATTGTTCGTGGTGGCAGTGGCAGCGTTTATCACTGTCACAAAGAGTGTTACAGACTGACTTCACTGACCTCTGGACTGTACGCCGAATGGCAAAATGAGCTTGGCGCGGAGAATATCCAAGTCATGCCAGAAGATACCGATTGGACAAATGTAAATTGGGGGTTGACTGATGCGTAAAGAATTAGACGAAGCACTGTGTAAAAAGTATCCCAAGATATTCCGTGATCGCACGGGCAACATGCAAGAAACTGCCATGTGTTGGGGCATGGAACATGGCGATGGATGGCACGATATTCTAGATGCTCTTTGCGCCAGCATTCAGTGTCATATTGATAACAATGCCCAAAACCTAAAATGGCACCAACTGTATCTTGCAGATCGAGAGATGGCTGCTCGGGGCAACTGGGATTTTTTCTATGGCATGTACAAGGGCAAGGAAGATTGGCTCCGCGACAATCCAGACTGGGTTGAAGCACGAAAGCAAGAATATTTGGGCCCTCTTCCAGAATGGCGCAATAGCATTGAAGAAGTCCCTCAGGTTGTGGCAGTGCAGGTCAAGGAAAAGTATGGAACCCTGCGTTTCTACTATAATGGCGGGGACGATAAGATTGATGGCATGGTTGCGATGGCAGAAATCATGAGTGCGCGAGTCTGCGAAACCTGTGGTTCACCAGGCAAACTGAGAAAGGGTGGCTGGATTCGCACGCTCTGCGATCACCATGCAAAAGAGCAAGGGTATGTGTTAGAAGAAGTCAACCCCCTATAAATAATAGCTGTTTACAAAAGTGATTGAAAAAGTAAGTTCCTATGTTATTCCAGTCATCCTCATTATCATAGGAGTTGTATCAGCCTACATCCAAGTCAAAGTATGGGATAATTGCAGAAAAACTCATAGTTTCTCGTATTGCTATACCATGATTCTGTGACTCTAAGTCATTGATTCTATTACTGTTATTTTTTTTAAAAAACTCTTGACTTTGGGTAAAAATTGATTTATGATATCTCTACACTGACTTAGCGGAGATCTCTAAAATGAAGTCCTATCACTTTATTGACGGTCGTAAAGACAAGTTCGGCAACTATCAGGTACTCTGGAGTCGGGGTAATTACGTCTACGAGATCGAGGATCGGACAGCAGGCAAGAAGTGTGTGTTCGAGGGCGACTTCGAAGATGCCAAGATTCTCTTTCAAGAAGTTTGCGATGGGTACTAATATTCAGAACTGCGAGATCGAGCAAGCTTGACTTCTAAGTAAAAATTGGTATAATACTTCTACAAGTTAATCACTGGAGACCTAAAATGGCCTACGTTAATCAGGAAATGAAAAAGCGAGTCGCTGACGCTCTGAAGCCGGTTCTTAAGCGATACGGCGTCAAAGGCACGCTTTCGATTCGTAATCATCACGCTCTGACTCTTACTGTTAAGTCTGGTAAGATTGACTTTGTCAGCAATCTTGCAGGGACCAACGATATCAAAGTCAGGGATAACTATCTGCAAGTTAATCCCTTCTGGTATCAGGAACATTTCAATGGTGAGGCGCGAGATTTTCTGTCTGATGCATTCAAAGCTTTGAAGAGCGCCGATTGGTACGACCGTACCGATGCCATGGTCGATTACTTCGATACCGCATACTACATTGACCTCAACATCGGTCGCTGGAACAAGCCTTACGAGGTAACTTCATGATCGGCACTCTTGACAAGATTAAATTTTGGGTGTATAGTCACATTTCAAAGTTGAGTTTTTGGTTAGAAGTTAGTTTTGAATTGACTGTTATTACTTTCACAATTCTTTTTCTTTCTTATTAAAGGAGATAATCATGCGTAAGTATAGTGCTCGGGTTCTTACTCGTAACGGTAACATGACGGTTTTCACCACTGCGTATACGCCTTACGAGGCTCGACAGATTTTTGAAGATCAGTACGGACGGGATAACATTATGAGTAATATTAATGATGCCGATCACTTTCATTACGGCGGTTCTCGCGAAACTTATAGCTGCCGTATCATGGACAGTCGTGGTTATCCGATCACTGCTTTTGTCGAAGCCAACAGTGTTTGGGAAGCTCGCGAGATGTTCGGCGCAATGTACGGATCGAATGTCATCGGCATTCCGTTGAAGGCTTAACGAATTGAGGCACACTCAGATCAAACTGAGTGTGCCTTTTGGTGTGTACTACTATGGTACATATGTTTTAATCTGTAATATTGAGGTAATTTATGACAAATAAGGTATATGTTTTCGCTGGAATCACTAGTAAGCAGGGCGTGGCTAAGGCACGATGGACTAACAATCTCAGCCGCCGAGTCAAGCAGGTTGATAAGCTTGGTCATGATCGTGTAGATTTTGTTCTTCTGCCCCGTCAGATGAACAAGATGGACGCTCTTAGGTATCTGCTGGCTCATGAGAGCTTTCAGTCACCGGCTGATCAGGCTACTCTGAGCGAGGCACTGACTGAACGTGAGTGTAAGATTCAGAAGCTTGCTCTCAAGCTCAGTGCTGCTGCCGCTCTTAATGTCGTTACTACTGAATCTGTTTCTGATTCTTTCGCTTAATTCCTAATAAAGGAGATAAACTATGACTACTTCAAATCGTCTTTTCGCTGGGTTTGTTCTTGCTACAGATCCTAGCGGTCGTAATAAGGTTCGTTTTTGCGAATCCATGTCGGTACGTATTCCTAAGCTGCTTAAGGCTGGGTATGTTGTTCATGAGGAAGTTACGTTCCCTCAGCCAACCACGAAGCTGGACGGCATGACTTGGGCAACTGCACAGAACTATCAGCATCCAGAGGCTAAGAATCTGGTGTACAGCAAGTATCTGTATCTTAAGAATCGAGTCGAAAAGAATGTGACTAAGGTAATTGTGTCGAAGGCTGAACTTGTAGAATCTGAGTCTGTTCTTGAAGCCTAATCGAACGGGGTTCTGTTGCTCTGTGACAGAACCCCTTCGCTAAAGTTAGGGCGCTGCGGTCAGAGCAAGATAGTAAGTATTTCCGTTTATCGTGACGGGAATCTTGAATGCTATCGTGGTATCAGTAGCAGCACCAGGATTGGTATTTCCACCAATGATGATGTTAGCTAGTGTAACGTTGCCTGAAGTGACCAAATTTACTAATGTTCCTACGCTAGTAACGTTAGGTTGTGCTGCATTGACTACTGAGTAGGCAATGTTAGCAATATTTGCAGGTACGTAGTTTGCACTGCCTGCACCAGCCAGAATGATGTTTCCCATATTCTGAACTGTAGTTTTTTGAGTTTCAGGAGTACCGGTCATATTAACGACTGGCAGCACGCTATTAGCAGCAATTTGACCGCCAATGTTAGTTAGTTGTGTGATTTTGATAAGTGTTGACATTTTTAAATTTCCTTAAATTAAGCTCCTACTGGAGTAACTGTTACAATGACTGAGGGTACATCGATGCCCATCGTAGTGTTTGCAGAATCGATTGCAATTAACTTTGCAGCGATGTCTGCACTGCCCCACATTAATCTAAAATAATCTCCAGTATTGGCAGTTTCTACAAAATTCCATGCAGCAATTTCATATTCGTTCGCGGCGTCGAGTTTAAGTCTAGTACTGCTCCATGGAATTGTGTTGCCATTTTTGTCTAGCCATATCTCAATATAATCTACGCCACTGTCTGTTTTAGTGCATTGAGCACTAAATTGTATGTTGTAAACTCCTGTCTTAGGCACAGTGATGTTTGAACTATTATTGATAAACACGCCACTGTTACTTGAGATGTTGTTAAACGTCATTGGAGTTGGAGTGCTTGCTCCAAGGGTGTTTTGAGTGACGTTGCTATAGAAAGCGCCGTAAATCGGATTGTAGTTGATGTTTCCGCTTACTTGTAGATTGCCTGTTACATTTGCTGAGTTTGCGGTCAAGCCAGACAATGTTCCTAAACTAGTAATGTTTGGTTGCGCAGCAGTTGTTAGATTACCAGAAATAAGATTGCCGATCAACGTGTTTGATAATCTGATTGATTGGAAGTCAACTACAGCATTTACACTGGTGCCCAGATTTGAGTTGGCTCTGTCAAAGTAAAAGTCATCGTATGCGACAAATGTAGAAGCACCGCAATTTATTTTTGCTGGTGTTTGATCGGGGTTGACCGCCAGTGTATTTCTGATATTCAACACGCCGGCAGTAGAGTTTATTGCGTTGAATCCTGAGTTTGCAGGAGTATATAAGAGTGCATCAAATACGTTGAGAGAACCCAGTGTGAGATTTGCTTGCAGTGTGGTGCTGACATTCAACAGATTTACCACAGCGTTTGCACTGTTGATCGTAAGCAACCCTATGCCTGTGTTACTGAATGTGACATTACCGGGACCTGTGATAGATACGGGCGTGATGTTTGCCCCCGCTGTTAAGTTCAGTTGCACATCTTGTATTGCTAGACCGCCGTTGCCGCTTTTTGATAAAGCGCCCACTATGTTTCCTGT